AATTCATCAAACTTATCTTTTCTAGTTAGCATGTAAGCACCAACAGCAAACGGAACCCAATGGCGCATAATGCTATTGATAACATTAAAAATTATAAAGCCAATTTTTGCTCTTACAGAATTATCATAACACTTTGCATATAATCCAATAAGATCAAGATTATTATACTCCAATTCGTTCACTGTGTCAAGTATAACTGTGTTGGAAAAGAATCTTACATCGCTATCGATAAACAAAATATAAGGTGTAGTTACAAGAGATGCTCCATTATTCTTAGCGATTGAAACTGGACCACCATCAATAACTTCTACATTTAGGTCACCCTTCATTACTTGGATAACTTCTCTTGTGTTATCTGTGGAACAATCTGCAATAATAATTCTTGTATTACCGATGTCTTGCTGGCGCAGGTGCATTAACAGATGTACAATGTAGTTCTCCTCATTCTTACAAGGAACTACAATAGTAATTTTATCCTGCAACGACATTATCTTTTTCCCGTGTCCATGTTACAATTTCCCAGCGTCCATCATGGTACTCAACAAGAGCAGTACATGATTCAACCCAGTCTCCATCATTCATATAAACCACACCATCTATTTCTTTAATCTCAGCATGGTGAATGTGTCCACAAATGACTCCATCATAACCTCGCTTCTTACAGTAACCAGCAAGATTTTTTTCAAACTGAAACATAAAATCTACTGCTTTTTTAACTTTGTGCTTAAGAAACTGGCTAAGGCTAAAGTACCCAAAACCCATACGACGACGAATCCAATTAAATTTACCGTTGAGGTTAAGAACAAAGTCATATGCTTTATCTCCTAAAAATGATATCCAAGGAGCAAGACGTGTAACACCATCAAATAAATCACCATGAGTTATTAAATAGCGTTTCCCATTAACTCCAATATGATCTGCTTGATTACAAATTTCAACAGAACCAAAAGAAACTCCATATGGGATCATCGAACGTAAAAATTCGTCATGATTCCCAACCACATAGATCACTCTAGTTCCACGTTTAGCATGACCAAGAATTCTACGAACAACATTAGTATGACTTTGTTTCCAACGCCACTTGTTCTGTTGAATCTTCCAAGCATCAATAATATCACCTACGAGATATAAAGTCTCGCAGGTGTTATGTTTTAAAAAATTATTTAATTTATCTGCTTGGCAATCACGAGTACCTAGATGAACATCACTTACAAAAATTGTTTTGTAATGCATTATGTCAACAGTTTAATTGCATCCTCGTAGTGATGAATACGATCTTCAAGACCAATGTAACCACCATTAATCTTTCGTGTCATTGTTTTAATATCGCCAGCATCTGCTTCACGATTAAGTTTGTTTTTGTTCCAGAACCAAATAGCAGACATAAGAGCAAAGTCACGATCTGCATTTACCCAGTCTGGATTGTTAAAAAGATTTTCCCAGTCATCAAACATCTCTTTGGCAAATGCTCTGTAATTATCTTTTCCAGTCAACTGAATTGGTCCACGTCCACGATATTTCCATCCGTCACCAGATGACTCTGGTCCATTGCCCATGCGATTTGCATAAACTTTATTGGCAATCTTTTCTGGTTGTCTTTGATATGCAGTTGCTGTTGCTTCGTCTGGGAAATACTTTTTGAAGATGCCCATTAATCCTTTGGCGGAGTAATTAAGATTTTCTTCGAATACAGTCCAACCACCAGACTCATGACCACACTGTGCAAGAAATGCAGCAATGCGTTTTGGAGAATCTAATTCGTAGTTTGGAAATACATTGTTCATAGAGTCAACCCAACCCTGCGGGTCTTGTGCTCTTGGGAATAGTTGATTAAATTGTTCAGCTGTTAGCATTTAGCGTTTCCTTCGTTAATGTCTTCGTATTTTAATTTAGCCAAGATATAATCTTTGACTAAACTGCTTCTCACAATATCGTCTGGAGTAAATTCAATACGAGTAAATGCACCCATGTGCTGAGCAATATCAAAAAACTTCAACAAGCCAGACTTGTCATTATTTTTTCTTAAATCGGTTTGGCGATAATCACCACACCAGATAATCTTTGAACGATAACCAACACGAGTCATCACAGTATCAATCTCTTCAAAGTTCATATTCTGTACTTCATCAACGATAATGATAGCATCATCAAATGACATACCACGAATGAATGATGTGGAGATAAACTCAATGTGTCCTTGTTCTTCTAATCTATCCCATGCATCTTTGCGACCAAAAAGGGTGTCGCAGATTTGACGATATGGTTGTTGATAGATTTCCATCTTTTCATTTACATCACCAGGTAAATGTCCGATTTCTCGGCTCTGTACTGCGGATCGCACCACAATAATTTTATCAAATGGATTTGATTTGTCCATCACTTCTTCAATTGCTTTGTATAGCGCACAAAATGTTTTACCTGTACCCGCTACACCATGAAGTGCTACGAAATAGTCTCCACGTTTATATGCATCGAAAAAAAGTTTTTGATTGTCTGTTAACGGATCAAAAGTTTTTAAATCATCTAGTCTAAGTCTAAGTGTGTTATTGACTGATTTTAATTTAGGAGGGGTTTGAAATTCTGGTTCGGTATTTGCCGACTTAGATACAGCGGGTTTTCTTGCCATGGATGCCCTTCTTGATGTTGTAGTATTTTTATGTGTCGCCATTATTAGAATGTGTTAACATTTCCTAAAGGATGCGCTTCTTTTGCTTTTGAAAGGACTTCTCTAAATCCATTATCTGGCTTTCGAATGCCTAAACGAATAGGGTCGCCAATTGATGGCGCCCCTAATAAAATAGATTCGAGTTGTGGATTGTCTTTTAAGTATTCTTCTCTAACACTAATACTAAAGAATTTTTCTGTTATTTCACCCGTATCTTTATTGATGAAGTTGTATGTCGGCATTGTTTACTCCGTATGAGAACCATTTTGGGGTTTCTCTGTTTTTCCATTTTGCAAATCTACTCTTATCATGTATATAGTAATTTTGATACGAACGAATAGAATCATTCGTCACTTTGTAGATATCAGGCATCGCAGGTGTAGGCTCTGTAAATGGAATGTCAGCAATGTTCTCTGGAGGCATACGAAGGTATTTTGCATATTTTTCACATGCATGATGTTTGCCATATCGATGTGTATACTCAGCCAATAAGTGAGTCCACATTTGATACAGCCACACATAGTTTTGTTTGCTTGCACGAACCCATATATTTGACGGATGATTAACGTGTGATGCTTTCATCAAGCTGTGTTCAATGATTTCGTTTTTCATGCGCCAACGTTGAATGTTACGATTGTTCGCAGTCTTATCAATATACTTTTCACCATCAAGAACACGGTGTGCGGTAGACATGAGTTGTGCATACTCAATAATCATTTTAACAACATGTTTGTCTAAGTGCATTTCAGCACAGACTTTTGGTTCGTGATTAAGATAGAAGATGTTCATACGAAATCGTAAGTCTTTTCAAAAATAGGGCCATCACAAATATAAAGTTCTCCGTCAATACCTTTCATAAGATAATCACCAGCTTTGCCTTGCTTGTAATTACCTTCTAAAGTATTCACACGAAAATCTTCGTCAATACGTTTAGCATTGATAACAATAGGACGTTTCATGCATGGTGCCATGCTATCAACGTTTTCAAAAGTATCATAAGTTTTCATATTTTCTCCACAATTATTTTATCGCCATTGTCAGTACCAAACGACATGTTATCATAGTATACACGAACAAGACCCTTTCGTGCAAGTGAAACACAGGTAATACATGCACCAAAGTAATTTACATTTTCGGTAATCTCTTCAACAGATTGGCTTGGCACACCTTCAGCACGGGATAACATTTCTGTCATTAACACAATGTCTTCCATGCGTTCATTGAATTCACTATCACCTTCGTCAATTATTTCCATTAGTATTTCTAAATTTTCATTAGAAAGTTTTTTAAAGAATCTACCCAATGATGTGTACGGATTACGCATCAGCATTTTTGCTACCGATTTTGTTACTGGCAAAAGTTTATCGGATTCAATAATCTTTTCCATATCTGGGTGTGAATTTTCAAAGTCAATAGGATCGTCTTCCATTAAATCTCCACGTATTTTAGTTTAAAGTCTTCAGCACGGTCTTCAT